CCTGGCTTGCGCCCGTGCTGCTGCGGCTGCGTGACCTTGGTGATTACGAGGGCGCGCTGCTGATGAAAGCCAAGATCGAAGCCTGCCTCGCCGCCGTGGTGACTGATGATGGCGAGGAAACCCTCACCAAGCCGAGCGACGCCAACCCCGGCCTGCTGCGCGATGCACAAGGCCGCGCGGTGGAAAGCTTTGAGCCTGGGATGATCCTCTATCGGCGTGGCCAGGGTGATGTAAGTGTGGTGAACCCCTCCGGCGGTGGGTCGCATACTGCTTTTGCGCGACGCTCGCTTGAAGCCGCTGCCGTCGGTGCGGGCCTGACATACGACCAGGTTTCCGGCGATTTGACCCAGGCGAATTACTCCAGCCTCCGCGCTGGCAAGATCGAATTCCGCCGGCTGTGCGAACAGATGCAATACGGCATGCTGATCCCGATGCTGGTGCGGCCTATCGCCGAGCGCTTTCACGCGCAAGGCGCGCTGCTAGGCCTTTGGGGCGATGCCATGCCGAAGGGCGTCGCGCATGTGCCGCCGGCGCATGAAATGATCGACCCGCTCAAGGACACTACGGCTTTGATCGCCCAGGTACGTGCCGGCTTTGTGCCGCAGCCTGAGGCCGCTGGCGCCTTTGGCTATGACTTCCGATCGGCGGTTGAGATGATCCGCGAAGCTAATGCCGCACTGGATGCCGCGGGCATCTCGCTTGATACCGATCCAAGGCGTGTGGCCAAATCCGGCGGCGCGCAGGATGCGGCACAGATGGCGGCGGTGGAAATCGCCGCGACCGGCGCGGCTGGGGCGGCAGCGCCAACGCCACCAGACACCCAAACAGCATAGGGCTCACCATGACCGAAACCCCCGACCCGGGCGGGAGCGATCCCGCGTCGGTTGATCCCGCTTTGCCTGATCGACTTCCCCCTGATGGGCAATCGATCACCGCACGCCGCGCCATCACCGCACCCGCCACTGTGGATCGTGCCGCACGCACGGTGGAGGTCGTCTGGTCCACCGGCGCACGCGCGCGCAACTTTGTCCCATCGCTCGGCGGCATTACCGAGGAGTTGGACATGTCGCCGAATGCGGTGCGCATGGCGCAGCTCGGCTCGGGTAATGCGCCAGTGCTGAACACCCATCGCAGCAGCGATGCGCGCGATGTGCTGGGCCGCGTAATTGCCGCCCGTCTGGAGGGCGGGCGCGGCCATGCGCGGCTGCAATTCTCTGGCGCTGCCGATGTGGAACCGCTCTGGCAGCGCATTGCCGATGGCACGCTGCGCGCGGTCAGCATCGGCTATCGCGTGCATCGCTATGACCAGCGCCCCGATCCGGTGAGCGGCGAGATGATCTACCGCGCCGTAGATTGGGAACCCTTTGAGATTTCGATCGTGCCCATCCCGGTTGATCGGGATGCGCAAGTGCGTGGTGCGGCGCCGCAGGGCGCGCCGTCCTTCGCCATTGAACCTGCCCTGGCTGATGAGGAACACCCCATGACCGAGACGACGCCGGAAACCCCGGCAGCCCATTTGGCGCCGCCTGCCGCGTCGCCGCCCGCAACCACCACGGTGGAAACGCCGCCTGACCTTGAAGCTTTGCGCAGTGAGGCACAGCGCGCGGAGCGTGAACGCATCGCCGGCATTGATGGCGCGATTGACGCCGCACGCGCCCTGGTCGGCACCGAAACCGCCGCACATATCCGGCGCGAAGCTGTCGAGCGCGGCTGGCACCCGGACCAAGCGCGCCGGTCCTTGTTCGACGCCATGGTGAAAAGCGCCGCACCGCCTTCCATTCCCGCGCGTCCAGAAACCGGGCCGGGCCATGACTCGCCCTCGGAAATCCTGGACGCCATGGCGGAAGCCTTGGCCGCGCGCAGCATGCCTGGCTACCAGCCGCAGGGCACGGGGCGCCACGCTGAATTCATGGGCTGGCGGCCATCGGACATGATCGGCGAATTGCTGCGGGTCCGCGGTGAACGCAATGTCCCGCGCAACCCGACGCTGCTGGCTGAACGCGCCTTCCACACCACCTCCGACTTTCCCCTGCTGCTCTCCGCTGCGGCGAATAAGATGCTACTCGCGGCCTATCAGCCGGCAGCGCCGAGCTATCGGCAGATCTTCCTTCGCCGCGATTTCCGCGACTTCAAGCCGCACCGGCATCTGCGCGTCGGTGATTTCCCGACCCTCATGCCGCTGATGGAGAATGGCGAAATCCAGGCCGGCACCATGTCGGAAAGCCAGGAAATCGTCCTGCTGCAAACATTCGCGCGGCGCATTCGCGTCACGCGGCCAATGCTGGTGAATGATGACCTGGGTGCCTTCACGGATTTTGCCGCCGCTATTGGCCGGCGCGTGGCGGATTTTGAGAATGCCACGGCCTATGCGCTGGTCAATCAAGCCAATGGCGATGGCCCGACACTGACGAACGGCCCGGCTGCCGTCTTTGGCACGGCTGCTGCCCGGTTGAATAAGGCGGCGGCGGGCAGTGCGCTGGACATCAACAACCTTGCCAATGGTCGCGCGGCGATCCTGCGGCAAAAGACGCTGGATGGCCTGCCGATTTCCGTCGGCAATGCCATGAAGCTGCTGGTGGGCCCGAGCCTTGAATTGCCTGCGCGGCAATTGACGGTGAGTGTCGGCGCGACGCAGATCAGCCACGCCAATATCTATGCGGGCTTTGTCCAGCCGCTGGTCGAACCGCTGATCCCGAACAACCGCTGGTACCTGTTTGCCGATCCGCCGACCGCGCCTGTCTATGTCTATGGCTATCTGAACGGTGCCGAGGGTCCGCAAGTCACCACCGGTCCGGTCTCCGGCGTGGATGGCGTCGAGGTCAGCGTGATCTTTGACTTCGGCGTCGGCGCCATTGATTGGCGCGGGGCCTGGTTCAATCCGGGCACCTGATCGCTCTCCGTCTCTCTCATCATCGCAAACACGCAACGGGCGTCCTTCGGGGCGCCTGTTGCGTTTCAGGAGGTTCTTTCCATGCGTAACTTCATCCAGCCGGGCAATAGTCTGGCCATTGCCGTGCCCTATGCGACCGGCGTCAGCTCTGGTCAGGGCGTCCTTGTCGGCGCGCTGTTCGGCGTGGCCGCCGTGGATGGCGTGCAGAACGCCATGATCGAGGCGCAGACCATGGGCGTGTTCGACCTCACCAAGGAACCGGCGCTTGCCATCGCCGCTGGTGTGCGGGTGTTCTGGGACAATACCAACCGCCGCATCACGAGCACCGCCACCGGCAATTTCCAGGTGGGCATCGCAACCCAGGCCGCGCTCGCCGCCGATGCCACCGTGCGTGTCTGGCTCAATCGCGTTCCGGCGGCGGGGGCGTGAGCATGACGAACCTGATGGCGCGTGACCATGAACGCATGCAAGGCCTGCATCCCCATCTGGTGCGCGTGGTGATCGAGGCACGCAAGGCCGCTCCCTTCATCGTGATGGAGGGGCTGCGGTCCCGCGAGCGCCAGGCGAAGCTGGTCGCGCTTGGTGCCTCGCGCACCATGAACAGCCGGCACCTGACGGGCCATGCGGTTGATCTTGGCTATTGGCTCGATGACGGGGATGGCGTGCCGGAGAATGGCGAAATCCGCTGGGACTGGCCGCTTTATGCGCAACTCGCTGCCGCCATGAAGGGTGCCGCGCAAAAGCTTGGCGTTGCCATCAGCTGGGGTGGCGATTGGCCGAGCTTTCCCGATGGCCCGCATTTCGAATTGGACCGGGGGAAGTACCCATGATCGGCGCCCTGCTGCCCGCGCTGGTGCCGATCCTGGGCGATGCGCTCAAGCGGCTATTCCCCGACGCCGAGGCGCGGCAGCGCGCGGAGGCGGAACTGAATGCTGCCCTTCTCGCGCGCGCTGGCGAATTGGAGAAAGCCGCCGCCGATATCATCAAGACCGAGGCCCAATCGGAACATTGGCTCGCTGCCTGCTGGCGACCAATCTTGATGCTGACCTTTGGCCTGTTGATCGTCGCACGCTGGCTCGGTTGGTCGGCGCCGGGCATCAGTGAGGCCGAAGCGCTCAAGCTCTGGAACATCGTCGAGATCGGCCTGGGTGGCTACGTCATTGGCCGTTCCGCCGAAAAGACGCTGCCCAGGATTGTTGAGATACTGAGGCGATGAGCGCCTTCGATACCGCGATGGCAAGCCTAATCGCCGATCCACATCTTGGCTGCGATGCTGAGTATCGCCAGGGCGGCACAGGCGCGCCGGTCAGCCTGCGCGTGCTGCGTTCCTCGCCCGACCGCATGGCGGATGCATTCGGGACAGAGATGATCTCCGCCAGCGATATTCTCTCACTCGCCATCGCCACCCTGCCTAATATCGCGGCTGGCGATAGTTTTTCGATCAGCGGCGAAGTGCTCACCGTCCGCCATGCCGAACGCGACGCCACCGGCACGGCCTGGCGCGTCTTTTGTCAGCGATAGGCATACG